CCTCAGTATCAAAGTAGAGACAATAACCATCGGGGTTAGAATCAAGAAAATTCTTAACCACAGCGAGAGAAAAGAAAGTCTTTCCAGTAGAAGACTCTCCAGCAATAGCAGTAATCTTATTGCGAGATACACCACCAAATATGCTACCTGAAACCAGTGCATTAAAAATGTACGAACCCGTGTCAACATACTCCTCATTTTCATCAATGTCTGCTGCGAGTTGTGTATACTCACCACCAATCTCTTTGGCAATATCTTTCAAAAAATCCATAGATTAGAACATCTCCTTTCGTTCAGAATAAACTTTTGGTTCGATAAGATTGAAACTTAGAGTTCTCCTCTCATCATCATGATTTTGTGGCATAACTAGATGTTGAAGCCAACTAGGAAATAGAATTACATCTCCCACCTCTTGGTCTGGGCACCACTCACTCTTAACCCAAGGAAGATAGTTTCCATGAATAAAACTAAGGTCACCAGGACGATCAGGTACTTTTAATATTATTATACCAGACAAGCTGGCAGAGTGTACATGAATTGGTGTGAAACTTCCAGAATAATATCTATTGATCCACACATCAGCAATAGATTCACTAGCCTTGAACCGAGTGTCTACAGGAGGTACAACACCCAATACTAATTTAGATATGTTCTCTGGAACCAAATCCATATAAAGTTCACCAGCAGCTTCAACAAACTCGGTGAGTCCTACAGACTTACAAAAACTCTCAGTCAGATACCTAACATCCATCTCTCTTTCCAAGAGATCTGAAGAAACACGATATTTTTCTGACGCTGGAGACTCAGTATATCGATTTAGTCCAGACAATAAGTAATCTGGACACTTAAGTTTCAAGATATTTGGACCAAAAGGATTAAGAAACTGATACTTCATCGTGGCACAACATTCCAAAGTACATTTCCTGCAATGGAGATACGTTCTTCATCGCAATTATAGAAAGGAAATACTGCATGTCCCAACTTTGCAGGGAAAACAACCATAGTTCCTTCCTTACTTTTATCCATATTAATAGTATAATCCTGATGATTACCTATGATATCAGTATAGAGAAACTGAAAATCGGATGCAGCAGGACCACCAGTGCCTTGACAGAAAGGAAGTTCATGTTGTTCTCTCCAGTCAGTAGGAATCTTCATCCAGATAACGAATGATAAAATACCAGAGTGAATGTGTTGTGGATTAAACTCCAATTGTTTTTGGAAGTTTACCCACCAGGTCATGTCTGTTCTGATTTGAAATTTTTCCTCATCAAAACTATGATGAAATTGCGGACCAAACGCTGCTCGATGGCCATCAATCATATGTTTAGCGATAGGAAATAAAACCGTATCCATGAAATAATCATCTTTATCCTGCAGATGTAAGCTGCAAGAAATTTGACCAGCGAGTCTATCTCTCCAGTCAATGTTCACTTCCTTTGCTATTTCAATTCTCTTCCAAAGATACTCCATAACATCTTCGGAAAGTTTAGTTTGATATAACTCAATATTGGGAAGTTCTAAAGGTTCCCAAACTAAATCAAGATCACTCATATGCCAAGAATTTTTCTCTGTCTATTAAAGTAATCGTGGAGTAACCAAGAGCTGCTGTTCAATTTATCGGTGCCACCAATACCATATTCAAACTCAACTCTAGGATTATCTCCATACATATCGACCTCTGGAGTATTGTCTTTACCTCTATCTCCACCGTTAGCAAAGACTACAGTCTGTGCGATTTCTAGACAGGACTCAATAGCTCCGCAAGCAGATCCCTTCTCATCATAGGGAACTGTAATAACTGCATCCACCATTTGCAAATGGCGAATGATCTCAGCACGTTCTTTCCAGTCTTGGAAATACTGTCCCTTCTTATCCTTCAACCACTCGTTAGTATTCAAACCAACGACAAGGTAGTTTGTTAGGTCTCTGGCTTTTTTGAAGTATGCAATATGGCCACTGTGAATGGGATCGAAACCGCCAGTGACCAATGTAATGATTCTTTTCATCGATAATCTACCTCCGCTTCATACATTCTAACATAAGCATACCCCTTTGTCTTTACGTCTTTAAGAAACCACCTAGCGGTCTCATAATCTTCAAAGATTTTCACATCATCTTCACGAAAGAAACCATTATCAGACCAAGAAACACAATACCTAATCATACAAAGAAAGACTCCAAAGTGTTCTTACGCTCAATTTCCCATCCAATACAATCAAGAATAACCCTAATAGGTTCAATGAATGATTTGTTGAACTGCAAATCATAATCAATATACTTTTCCAGTCCAAGTTCTTTTGGAAAGTCTTGGATGAAAGACATCACATTTTCCCTGATTGGATTGGGAGTTTTCAAGTAACAGAACTTGATCTTCTCCCCACTTTGAATTGCTTGGTACTTATTATCTAGTTGTTTTTGTTTGGTCCAATAATTATAGAGAATGGCACCACGAACGTGAATTGGACATCCTTTATTGTACATATCTGCAGAAGATTTCCACTTATTGATATCAGAAACACTACGGGGGAAAGCAATGTCCTGTGGAGGCATTGAGAAAAACTCCTTACGACAACCTTCAATGTAATCAATCATCTCATCTTCCGTACCAGACATCAGAAGTTTGAAAGCATCTTTCAAAAACTTACGACATGGTGCAGGAGTTGAAGTTTTGATTGCCTCAATACCCATGATCTTTAGTTTGGGTTCATTATATCGGACACCCTCACTGTCCCAGACATTCAGGATGTAACGTTTCTTAGCAGTCCAGATGCCACGATCAGCGATATTCTCTCGCTTCATCTGCATCTTTTGGTCATAAGCATTTACGTAGTTGGCCAATTCTTGGTAAGAACGGTCAATATACGGCTCAAGTTCCACTTCACAGATCTTGTTAAGGAACGAAACAATGCCTTCAGTAGTTTTCTCTCTTCCTTTGTATACAGCTTCAACCAAAGGACCCATATGAAGATAAATGGAATCGGTGTCAGAAGCAATAACATAATCAACTCCTTCAGTCTTGAGGATCTTGTTCATCCTCTGGTTTATCTTATTCTCAATCCAACGGATAGAGACTTGACCAGAAAGCGTAATCGCTTCCGCATTGGCCAGTTTGTAGTAACGGAAATACTGATTACCGATTGCACCATAAGCAGAGTTGAGTGCAATCTTCTTAGCCATCTGGACATTGTTACACCTTGCGATTTCTTTAATCAGATCTGGGTTCTTGGTTTTCTCATACTCTTGTTTTGCCTTGAGCATCCGTTTCTTGAAGATGACACGTTCGTTGTACATCTTCTCCATCAGTTCTGGCAAGAATCCCTTCACATCCTTTCGGAACATCGCACCGTTTGCACACACAGCGTAATCACTGTACATCTCAAAAGTGAGTTCCTGATTCAGAAGTTTATCTACGGTTGCAGATGGATGCTTCTGTTCCAGCAACGTCTCTGGCGAGATGTTGTACTGCATAATGAGGTGAGGGTATAGGGAGTTGAGGTCAAAACTGACCACCCAGTCATAAACTCCAGGCTTAGGTTCTTTAACGTAAGCACCAGCATACTTCTCATCTTTCTGATTTCTTTCCTTTTGTGGAATTACAATCTTCTGTTTCTTGAGATAATTATAAATGATAGCGTCCCAGGTACGAACCTGATAGGCGATGTCACTGAAGTTCACCTTAGCATCATAAGCACGGGTGAAGCACAAGTCAATCAACTTAAGCTTATCCTCAAGTTTGTCAACCAGTTCCACGTCAACGATGTTATAGTCAACGAACTTATCCCACGCTTTAGTGTAGAACTCTCGGAAAGTATCGTACTCCGAGTGATCCAACTTACGAGCACCAAGTTCTACATTAGCGATGTGATCCAGTCGATAACTCTCTTGGTTAGGAGTTGCAGGGGATTTCTTATACAGGTCAAGGTAATCGATTACAGAGATACCTGCAAGTTCATATGAGATCTGCTTACGACCAGAAATAACAATATCATTCTTACGAACGATACCCCATGGAGAAAACTTCTTAGCAGTCTTTTCTCCCATAAGACGTTCCACACGACCCACAAGGTATGGAATATCGTACAGTTCACAGTTCCAACCAGTGATAACTTCTGGAGTATTGGATTGCCACCAATCCAAGAAGGTCATGATCAGTTCAGTTTCAGAACCACACTTAACGTACTTAAAGTTATCACGATCCGTATTTGCATACGGACGAGAACCAAAAGTAATAACTTGTTTTGTAGAGTAATCCTGAATAGTGATCAGAAGCAACTCTTCTGCACAGTTAAACACATCGGGGAATCCGCTTTCGGCTGCAACCTCAATGTCAATCGTGAAGAGTTTAATGCGGTTGGCATCAAACTTAATTTCATCCTCAGGATACTTTTCAGAGATATACTGGTGGACATACCTCTCATTCCCAAATACAGAAAATCCCTGAACAGAGGAATACTTGTCCAGGAATTCTCTACAATCTCGGATTGTACCAGGGTTTACGGGTTCTACATCAATGCCATCAAGAGTCTTCCATCCTGACTTTTTACTTTTACTGGGAACATAGAAAGTGGGATAGAACTCTTCCCTATTACTAAAGTGTCTTCCATTTTCATATCCCCTCACAAGGATATCGTTTCCAATCTGAAAGACGTTGGTGTAAAACCTCATGTTGTGGCAAGTTTCAAGTAGTAGTCAACAAGTTTTTTGTGTGGTTCGACAAGAGTAAGGATCTTGTCCGATGACAACATTATAACACGGTCATCAGTAAAATCAGCCAGCCATGGAACAAATCTTTCCTCAACTGGAGCATCCGTTTCATGTCGTCCAAGAATCTTATAAGGAGAAGTCAATCTACAGTTTGGTTCACCAAGTTCTGCAATCACTTCTTCAATCTGACTGATGATAACTTCATCGTTAGTCAGAATAATACACTGTACATTAATTTCCTGTTGTTCCATTCATCCTAGCCTCATAAGATTCTTTGACCATTTCAGTTGGTTCTACAATAGTAACTGCCCATGATGGATCAATGGAGATCCTCTTGTCTTTAGACAGTGGCATCCATGGGAAAAACTGAACACTATATCTAGGTTCCGACGATTCAGTACCTTCCATAAGCATTTCTGGTGCCTCAACTAACTTACATGTGAATGGATTAGTGAGTACAAGAAAAAGTACTTTATCGTTTTCATCCACCAATTCTTGCACGTCGGCAATAACTTCTTCGTTAGACTTTAAAAGAACTAGTTTGACAGACATAATATTTTTGAGCACACTTCATCATACCAATAAAAATAGGGGGCGTCAAGCCCCCCAATGCTTTACCAATAACCGTCTGACAGTATTCTCCTACAAATTCGTTTACATGTAGGCTGATCATCACTACATTCAATCAGACACTCATAATAATCGTTAATTAAGTCAAGTTCAGTTTCTAGATCATCAATTGTATCTTCAAAATGCCTCCACTCATCTAACTGATTATACGAGATTAGATTGTGCATACTACCTCCGAATTAAAGTGTACAGTGTACTCATAACAAATAGAGGTTTTGTTACATGGTTATCTCCAAAACATGCCAGCAATATACATGATCCCAAAGAGATTGTAAATCCGTATTTCTACTCATAAAAAAGAGGGGTGTTACTGGATTTTGCCAGTTACCCCTCGGCGCAGCGACGACGATATTCCTAATTATTTAGAACCAGTCTTTTCTAGCATGATGTTCTGGTACTACTTTACCTAGTTCAATCGTCAATAGCCCATCCTCAAAGGTTACGTTTCTCACTTCAGTATCATCAGAGAGTGTCCAACTGCGAGTGAAAGATCTTTGAGCAATGCCTCGATGGGCATAGGTGTTTTGGGATTCTCCATCTTCTCGTTGTCCTTCGATGAACAGTTTCCCAAATTCTGTATACACATGAACTTGATCCTTCTTAAATCCAGCAAGTGCAATTTCAAGTCTAGACTCTACATTACTTACCTGTACTAGATTATACGGAGGATAGTTCTGCGTTGTTTCATGCAAATCGAATAGACGATCAAAGTATCCGTCCATTCCAATAGCGTTACGATTGATCTGGTCCATAAGCTTACCAAGATCAGACGCTACATAGCGTTGAAGGTTACCCATTTATTTTAGCTCCTTTAAAAGCGAGTTTGTGTTTTGTGGACCCCGAAGGCATCCGTATATAATTATAAGAGCAGACATTAAAAAGGGGGTGTGGTTAACCCCCCAAGAATTATACGGTTTCCGCCTTCTTCTTTTTACCAATATTATATTTGGTTTCCAAAGTCCAGTCTCCTTTATCCTTATAAGAAAGAACCTTAATTTGATTTAAAGGAGCAACATCAGTAATCCCTTCTGGTTTGATAACTGAGATTAATCCCCAATCGCTTAGAAGATTGATGATACGGTTCCTACGTTGAACATCGTTCACAGTTAGGTTTGCATGTTTACCATCAAGAGCAAACAGTTCCTTAAAATGAACAATATAATACCTACCTTGTTTGTGCAAGATATGGCAAGATTGATAAATCTTCTTTTCCTTTCTCGAAGCAACTCCAATACGAGTCAGAGTCTCACGAACCTTTAGAAAATCGTCGGGTTCATTGAGAGTCACTTCAATCATTTGATCAGGTGACCAGTTAACTTCTGGTTCCGCAAATGCAGTCATTTTGTACCTCCAACATCAAGTCGCTTATTAATGTGATCGATTTGTTCTTTATTTAGAATCTTCAAAGCCTGCATAGCTTTCTCATTACTATAACCATAGTAAGATTTAACTGCATCAAGATCTTTGATTTTTTCTTTACGGAGCCAGGGAGAGAATCTCTTCCTTTTCCTAATGCTATTTAGATAAAAATCATATTGGAGTTTACTGGGAAGTTGATGATCCAGATTCATTTGATTAGCAAACAAAACTGTATCTACTTGACCAGACATGCATTTGTTAATAATAAAAGCAGGATATTCCTTCTCTTCTGCTCTTTCATTGAGAAGGTTTTCCTTAGTCATGTTAATGGAATTGAGCCAATCTTTAAGTTCAACTTTCATCTAATAATGTCAATTTCATCTGGGTTAGTGTTCCAAGTCTCTAACTTGGTACGAAGTCTAGAATCAGACCGTAGACTTTCGTATCGTTTTGAAGCTTTCTTTTTCCACCATTCAATGATGGATTCAACTTCAAACCTATCGTAGTTGTCTGCCTTCTTAAGAACTTCTTCCTTTCCCAGGATCACTTCTCTAGAATTTGAGAATCCGTAGGTTGACATATAAAATCTTTTTTGCTCAGTCAGATTTTTTGCACTTGCAATCGCAGTCTGGAACTCCGCAACCTTTTGAGAAGGTAAGCTTTTCTTGATGATTGAAATCATCTTTTGTTGGGTCTTCAACTTGCGACTCGATGCGTCTTCCTTGACTAGAGTCTTGTCGTTGTTCCTTGCTATGAACCATCGGTTTAAATCGTGGAAAATATTATCATGCAGAAGCGGTGTAAAATCGCTGTCAGTAAGTCCCTTGTACCTCATGTAGGGTTTGAGTCCATCATACTGAGAGGAGGACTTTGTAGACCCGTACAGAGAGGTAGTCTCAAAGAGACAAATGTCTGCATTATATTTTCTATTTAACTGTTCTCTAGCTGTATGTGAACAACAGAGTAGTGCTAACAACTTACCACCAAGATAATTAAATCCAAATGGTTGAGTGGGAACGATAACGAATCCCATGATAGCATGTCTATTAAACTTACTCAGTTCAGGTGTAGCACCCAACCATTCGTTTCTAGGTCTAGAATTAATAGTTGGAGATCCAAACCGAATGAATCCAATAGTCTTATTGGTGTTCATCTCTTGAACAATCCACTTCAGAGACTTGCCTGGAATGGATGTTTCAAAAGCATGAGACATTGTAATCTGCAGTCTTTCATTAAAGTATTCATTACTAAATCCTTTATTATCACCTGCAGTGAAGATACGAATATCCATATCTTCTGGATGCATATCAAAGTCGCTGAAGAGATCGTCTTCAGGGCCAAACCCAGGAATAGATTTGGGTTGTTGAGATATGCGATCTAATTTTACCGTGCGAAGATATTCATCGATCCTTCCCGTGTTTGAGAAATAATCGATGAACTTGTCTGCTGCATATATTGCG